CGAGGGCTTTAGCCAATCCAAGGAATCGCATTTATGCGAGGGCTGGAGGCCGGCGAGGAATCGCATTTATGCGAGGGCTGCCTAAGCCAAAGATAGAATTAATTATTATAGTTAATTCTATATCAGGATTATAGGTTATCATATTATATAGGAGTGCCGATAGGCACGGAGAATACTAGATAATGAGATTGGTTATATCATTATCGTTAGAGTGCCGATAGGCACGGAGAATAGGAGTGCCGGAAGGCACGGAGAAAGGGAGTGCTGGAAAGCACGGAAAAACAATTATTCATAGGTGTAACCATTTGTGCCACATGTTCCAGAGTGTGCCAGGGTAAAAAAATATTTATGTTTTACCTTATCAGTTTGTGCCAATGTGCCAAAGTTTACGAATTATATATAGTAAGATATATGATTCAAAAATAAGATAATCATAATTTGGACTTTCCTAGAGTATTACAGCATTTATGCGCCTAAGGAAAGTCTCCATTTATTGAGATTTTAGTGTTCCGGCCTTCCTCCGAAATCTCGAGGAGGCTGCGAAGTATGAGGGCCGGGTGGCGAGTTAATTAAATTCATAAGTATGAGATTAATTAATTATTCATCGCAAGATGATCCGAAAGAATCGTCGTCGGTTGACACTCTTTCGTTTGCCAAAATATTCATGTGTCGTTTTGATATTTTTTTTGGTGGAACAAATTTGACTAGTTCATTGTTTTGAATAGTCCAAAATTTCCACATATCTAGTGAGAGTAGTGAGAGATCTGGAATTGAGTTAGTAAAAACGCAAATTCGAGGTCGATCAAAAACGCGATCTTTAAAATGATTTCTATCATCAAATGCGTAGCCAGTTTTGAGCTCTTCGATTCCTGCAAAGAATTGAGATAATTTAGATTTAGATTTTTCGAGAGCACGAGGGAGATCTATAATATATAATTTATGAGCTCCTACGCAATATGCCATCCTCATTAGGTCTTTATAAGAGTCGCAATACGGTATTTTTCTTGATTCCCCGTAGACTCTTAGGTATTTTGAAAGTGTTGATTTGCCGTTGCATCCTCTTGTGTCTATGATTATGTCTATTAATCGTAAGTCTTCTGGTGTAAGATGTTCAATTAGTTTTTTTTGCCACGGGTATAGTTCTTTGATAACTCGCAAATCATTAGTTATGTATATTTCGTTTTCATCAGAAAAAGGGCCTTTGACTCTTGTTTCTTCTTTTAGCACATAGAAATTGTTATCTCTATTTGCGGTTGATGTAATTGATAGATGTAATTTGGTTAATCCTTTTTCATTTAATATTTTGACTACTTCATGTAGTCTTTTTTTGATTTTGAGGGAAAATCTACCCTGATAGTGGAGTCTATGAGTATTTTCGCCCATTTCTTGTTGAAAGCAATATTTTTTACATAAGTCAGCTAGTATTAATCTGATCTTATGTTCGTCAGTTTCGTCAAAGCTAGTAAAGTCGTAAACACAGCAAGCGTTTTGTTGAGCTGTCTTTTTTTGTGCCGAGGTCTTGGAACTCATCTATATCTATATGGCACAAAAAAAGTATGGAAATTTGAATTCCACCCATATAATTTAAATGTTTAATAAAGTATAGTTAAACATGTCATCACGACGTCAATATTCTGATAAAGAAAAAGCTGCGTATTACAAAAGAAAAGCGCAAATGGTAGCTCGTCCACAAAAGCGCAGGCGGACGCCCGTAAGAAAAGTTAGAAAAAATTATAAATTAAATTATCCGGGCGTAGGGAGAATGATTGGATCGGGGATCGGATCAATGGGAGGTAACTTGATTGCGCCAGGCGTAGGAGGTAGTATTGGGGGAGCCATAGGAGGTACATTGGGTAATGCTGCTCAACATATAGTCAAAAGAATATCCGGTTTCGGTGATTATCATGTATCCCGAAATAGTTTGGTATATAATGTTGATGCTGTTCCTGAGTTTTCAAATGATAATGAACGATGTACAATGATTTGTCATCGTGAATTTATTTCAGATATTCGATCGACTCAAGCATTTGCATCTCAAACGTATCGTATAAATCCAGCTATATCAACGACATTCCCGTGGTTGTCTGAGATTGCAAGTAATTATGAACAATATGTCGTGCAAGGTATGGTGTTTGAGTTTAAAAGTACATCAGCAACAGCGGTAGCATCAACAAATACCACATTGGGAACCGTAGTTATGGCTACCCAATATAATTCATTGTCTCCAGTATTTGCGAATAAACAGCAAATGGAGAACTATGAATTTAGTCAATCGTCTGTGCCATCACAAAGCATATTACACCCTATTGAGTGTGATCCTACTCAAACCCAATGTGGAGGTGTATTTAATATGTATTTCCCTCAAGATGCTGACGGAGATACCCGATTGTATGATATTGGAAGATTTACAATTGCAACTGTAGGTATGCAAGCTGATAACGCCGTAATTGGTGAATTATGGGTAACATATAAAATTTGCTTGCTTAAGCCTAGATTAACATCAGTGTCGGACGTAGCTGATTTTTATCAATTGGATCCAGCTACTATTAATGCATCAAATCCATTGGGAAATTTAGCAAATGTTGTTCCATCTGCTAATAATTCTAATTTTACTATATTATCAAATACTAATAGAGTAACGTTGAGCGATGCATTTAATGGAGTTGTACAGGTTACGTTAACATATCAATTGAGTACAAATACATCTATTCTTACTATGCCATATTGTTTAGCGGGTATAGGTTGTACAAGTGTTACGAACCAGTATACAGCTCTAAACACTGTTGATCAAAGTGTTATACCTGCAAGTAATTATAACGGTACTCAAACAGGTTTTATTAAAAAGAATCCTAGTTTATCATCTGGTTTGTCTTCGTATTTCAATATATCTACTGCTACAATTCCAGTGAATTCAGTATTTACAAAAGCATATTTGTCCATAATAGCAGTACCAGCAAATCAAGTTACAAACCCATTCCCATAAGTAAGCTAACAACCGGAGGAAAGGTGTTTGCGGGTAAAGTTTATTTTTAGCAAAGTTAATACTGTATTGGGGGAATCGCATTTATGCGAGGGCTTTAGCCAATCCGGGGAATCGCGAAAGCGAGGGCTGGAGGCCGGCGGAGCCTCGGGGGGAATCGCATTTATGCGAGGGCTTTAGCCAATCCAAGGAATCGCATTTATGCG